TCAAGGCTCATCTTTCGCAAATTCCTCCTGCAACATACCCCGGAGCATGGTCTGTTTATAAGGCACATGAGAGGTGGCGATGGCGTAACGGATTGCTTTGTCCTCCCCGCAGACCACGCAGTATTTCTTAGCGCGGGTGATGGCGGTATACAGCCACTCCTTGGTGAGCAGAACTTTGGCGGGCATGTCCAGCCCAACGATCACATAGGGAGCCTCCGAGCCTTGCAGCTTGTGGCAGCTGAGAGCGTAGCCAAGCTCGATCTTGGAAAAATCCGCCCGCTTGATGACAATATCGCCCCACATATCAAAGGTGACGATGATGCTTGTGGGAGTGATTTCTTTGATGATGCCCCGATCCCCATTGAACACGGGACAGATCTCAGGAGATTCCTGATCTGCCGCCATGGGGCGCTCCGCCTGGTACATGTTTTTGGTGCAGATTACCCGGTCGCGTTCCCGCAGCGTATATTTAGCGGATGGATCTTTAGCGTTGAGACTGACCACAATCTCATGACGGCCAAAAAGCGGAGGATTGACCAGTGCCTGTACTCGATTGTTAAGAGCACGAGTAGCCAGCAACCCCCGTTGCTTCATGGGCACGACGATCTGAATGTCCTGATAGTCCACGCCTTGATCGTAGAGTTTTCGATACTCTTCCATCACACAATCCTGTGAAATAATGGGGTTTTGATACACACGAATCTTCAAATCCTTGAGCTCGCCCCGCGTTTCCTCACCCAACCAGCCGTAATCGAACAACGGCTCCTGATTACGAACTCTCAGACTTTCGGTAACAATGGCGGATTTAGCGGCCTGACGATGGATCTGCGTCAGACGACTGACTGCCAGCACGCCCGAATCCAGCATGTCCTTAAAAACATTACACATGCCGATACTTTCCAGCTGCCCGTCATCGCCCAGCATAATGAGCTTAGAGCCGGAAGGAATCGCACGTAGAAGTGCCAGAAAAATCTCCGCGCCCACCATAGAAATCTCATCCAGAATGATGACCTTCTCCACGAGCGGACAGCTTGCGTCATGCAAAAAGTGCCCATCTTGATAGCCCAGCAACCGGTGAATAGTCATACCCTCCCGCCCCGTTACCTCAGTAAGACGGGCAGCGGCACGACCGGAAAGAGCACACTGGGCAAAGGAGGTGTTGGGCATCAGCCGTAGAAACCCGGCCACCACGGAAGATTTACCAGTACCAGCAGAACCGGTGACGATACAGACGTTGGAGCTTTCAATGCTCTGAATGGCATCGTGCTGTTCCTGTGTAAACTCCCATCCCTGAGACAGTTCCAGTTCATGCAATGCCTGCTCTGCATCTTGACGGACAGGAGGCAGCTCACCGCAGGCAATGCGGTGAAGCTCCTGAGCGATTTCTGCCTCCATATCATGCAGGTAGCAGAGGGCCACTTTGGTTTTTTCTTCGTCCCACCAGAGGATTTGCTGGTCGTGCAGTTGATTGAGCGCGGCGCGAATCACGTCAAAGTAGGCGGTGTCCAGCCCCAGATCATTACACACGGCTTGCACCAGTGCAGAAGGAGCCAGCCATGTATGTCCTTCGTCTGCGGCCTGATTCAACTGATAGCGGATATTGGCTTCAATGCGCAGAGGCGAATCAAAAGCAATGCCCCGCATCTTAGCAATCTCGTCCGCACGCTTCCAGCCGATGCCGTCTATCTCATACATCATGACGTAGGGGTTGGTCTGGATGGTATCGACCATACGGTCTATATCACCCTGAAAGCGCTTTATGAGAGATGTAATCAGAGAAGCAGGCAGCTCGTACTCGGCTAAAGCCACGTATGCCCGCATCTTCGTGAAGTTGTCATGGAAGACGGCGATCATGCGTTTGGCCGTAGCAGGGCCTACGCCCTCTACTGTTAGCAACTTCTGGGTATCAGAGTTTAACAATGCTGTGTACGGGTCATCTAGAGCAGCGTACAGATTCGCCAGCTGGCGTTCAGTGTACAGGGACTCCAAAAAGTTGCGCTTGTCATTTGGGTCGTTCATATCGCTTTTGCGGGAAAAGACTTTGATACGGTATGATTCACCATACCGAACATGATTGGAAAGTTCTGCTTCCAGCAGATACACACCGCCAACGGCGATCTCGTAGGGTGAGCCGGTAACTTTGATATAATCGCAGTCCAGCTCACCCTCTAGTACCTCTTCTACTTCACAGGTAGCCACGACCCAGCTTCCCGGTTCGCGGTCAGTTTTAGGGAACAAAATGCGGTCAACCCGAACTTGTGCTTTCAAATAATTGGAATTCATGGGGCCTCCTTAATAGGCATACAGATAAGGGAATGCACGAAGCAGTGCCCGAATCTGAGTTTTATAATACTCTCGACCGGTCTGCCATTTCAAATCAGAACCAGCTCGAAGAGCATCTGCACGCCGAAGAAGCGCTTCGCAGATGATGGCAGCAATCTCCCTCATCTCCTGCTCCTTCATACCACGGGTAGTCAGAGCAGGTGTGCCAATGCGGATGCCACTGGTTTTTGAGACAGCCAACGGATCATTCGGTAGGGAGTTTTTGTTGACTGTAATACCAATCTCTGCTAGCGTATCTTCTGCCTGCTTTCCGGTCAAACCTACGCTGTCCCACGTATTGAGCAGGAGCAAGTGATTATCCGTACCGCCTGTTACCATGGGCATAGTGTAGCTACGGAACGTTTCTTCTAGCGCCTTGGCATTAGCGACCACCTGATGCTGATACCACAGAAACTCTGACTTTGAGGCTTCGCCAAAGCAGACAGCCTTGGCGGCGATAATGTGCATCAGAGGCCCGCCCTGCAACCGGGGAAATACGGCAACATCCAGTGCCTTGGCAAGCTCCTTCCGACAAAACACCATGCCGCCCCGAGGGCCACGTAGCGTTTTATGGGTAGTCGTCGTTACACAGTCCGCATACGGGAAGGGGCTGGGATGATCGCCCGACACGATCAGACCGGCGATATGGGCGATGTCCGCCATGAGATAGGCATCCACGCCTTTGGCGATCTCGCTCATTCTGGCAAAATCAATAATGCGGGGATAGGCCGAAGCGCCGCAGATGATGAGCTTGGGGCGCACTTTCTGAGCCAGTTCGGCAATTTCTTCATAATCCAGCAAGCCCGTTTCAGGACTGACGCCGTACTGGTGCGCCTCGTACAGCTTCCCTGCAAGGCCCTGCGGATTGGCATGGCTCAGATGCCCGCCAGCGTCAAGGCTCATGCCCATGACCTTATCGCCCGGTTTCAGGATGGCGGCATAGACGGCCATGTTGGCCTGTGTGCCGCTGTGAGGCTGCACGTTGACGTGCCATTCATCCGCATTCAGCCCGAACATCTGCAAAGCACGGGAACGGGCGATCTCCTCAATCTGGTCTACATACTCGCAGCCGCCATAATAGCGGTGGCCGGGATAGCCCTCGGCATATTTGGCGGTAAGCACGCTGCCCATGGCCGTGATAACGGCAGAAGAGGGATAATTTTCCGAGGCAATCATTTCCAGATGATCCATCTGGCGTTCATGCTCTTTGGCGATGAGACCAAAGATTTCTTTATCGCAAGCCGCATCAAAGCGGCCTTTGGCGGCATAGGGAATCGGCATCAGTCATCCGTCCTTTCTCGATCCAATTTCAGCTGCAGGCTTCCGTCCGGCAGCACTTCTTCAATTAAGCAAACGGTGTGGTTATATACGGAGTCAGAATATTTTTTGGGTACAAAGTTGTCGCCGCGACGAATGCCGGTGATGAGCAGCTTGGTGCCGCGAGCGAACCAACTCTTTTCAATAACGGTCTTTTTGTCCTGACCGGGGAGCTTTTCGGAGATCTGCTTGTTGTAGTGAGCAAAATTTCCGGCGAAGAACTTGACTGTGACCACGCCCTCCAAGGTCAGAAGGGAGATGGTGTGCTTGGTGTTATCCCGATCCAGCACCGTGCCCGCAATACGGAAAAGCTGGTACTGGTTCCAAGTGCTGACCACGCCGGTCTTACGATCCTTGCGCTCCTTGACGGCCAGCACAATGGGTTCTTCGGGGATAGAACTGAACGAAGACACATTATATTGAGCCAAATTGGCGTGTGATAGTTCATGCTCCGTGTAATAGAAAGACAAGCTGTCCATCTCCCATTTGGCAGTACAGCCTTTTAGATACTTGTCGCGCAGCTCGCCGCAGAAAGCGTCATTGAGCCGCTGATTGAAAGCAGCCAAAGTCTCAGGCCGCTGCATCCATTCTGCCAGCTCTTGAATGAGCTCCTTATAGCGCTTTTCAAATTTGGCCTGATAGATGATAAAATCAGCGCCCTGATAGTCATACTCCAAGCCCTCGGAGAAGCAGTGAATAGCCTCGTTCTCAAAGAATCGGGCGGCGTAATCATCCAGCTTATAGGCTTTTGGTTTATTGTTGAACAGGAATTCTTTCTTGAAAATATAGGAGCGGAAGGAAACCAGACTGACCTGAAAATTCATTCGGCTGGGAATGAAGCCCGGCATGGCCTTCATGGCAGGGAAGTTCTGGAACGTCAGCGCTGCCTTGGGCTCCACCTTGGCGAAGGCAATGCAATCAAGCATCTGCTGAGCAGCCTGCTGACGGGCAAGGCCGAAGCAGTCAAAGCATCCGCCCTTGACCAGCGCCAGCAGCGCCACATTGCCAAGGTTCATGTTCTTTTGATAGAAATCGGCCAGCGAGTTGTAGGGACGATTGGCTACCACTTGCTGTGCCGCTTCATCCCCAATGCCCACCATACCTTTCAGACCGAAAATAATACGGTCGCTGGTCGCGTCCGGCTTGAATCCAAAGGAAGCAGAGGTGATCTCCGGGAGCGCTACCTGCACGCCCTGATGCTTCATATCTCCGATGGCCTTGGCAATCTTACCGTAGTTGGTTGCACCATTATCGTCGTTGCTTTCATTGGCCCCTGCATTGATGGTAAGCACGGCAGTCTGCCAGTAAATATGAGGGTAGAAATGATACAGGTTCATTTCTTGCAAGGCGATGGCTGCGTAAGGAAGGGTGTGACAGGAGGAAAAGGAATTCTGAATACCCCCGGTTTCCCGGTACTTGAACGCTGTTTGTTTCACCAGCGGGAGTGGACTATCTCTTATGCCGGTCGCAGGCTTGTAAAAGATGGTCAAAAATGATACAATGTCTACACTCTTCCAATGGGGGGCAAAAATGAAAAGTCTAGCTGGCTCACCTTATCACATTGAAACGGAATATTACCGGTATACCCAAGAACATGTAGAAATGCCCTACGTGGCCCCCGGTAGAAAACTTCAGGCTCATTCAACTAAGCAGCAAGCGCAGGAGAAACTTCCCTCTATTTTCATACCGAACCTAACAAGCAGTTCCAAACCCTGCCCAGTGCTTACGATTCTCGCCCCCAAGTCTTATTTCTTACAAATAGGGCAAGCACAATTAGAAACACTCGGTTCTTCTTTTGTGGAAATAGTTGATAACTGCATATTGGTTGTAAAAAAGCAAGGGCGCATTCAAGCGAAGGTGCGCGTATCTTTAGGTAAAAAAGTTTTTGAAAAAGCACTGACAATAAACGCTGTTTCGCGCATAATCCAAAAAGGTCATGTGCCCAGATTTTATTATTTAGAGGGAGAAGAATGATATGGCAGTTTAGGCGTAGAACCGCAGAAAGGCGTTAGAGAAGGCCATGGCGGTAAAATAGGTCACACTCTTTTTCTGCAAAGGATGATGGAAATGGCAGGCAGCAAAGTTAAAATCGACCCCGCCCTATTAAAAATAATTCAAATCAAGGCAACCAAACATCTAAAAAAGAAAACAGTTGAAGTGAAATGTCCCGAATGCGGGGCCACCATTAGCTTTGGAGTCAAGACAAAGCGTTGTCCTGAGTGCGGGGCGAAACTGGTTGGGGTTCTTCAGCTTCACTAAAGTAAAAATCCATTACCGGAGCTCTGTTCGTGAGCTTGGCAATGTTTTCAAACGCCTCCCGCCCCGCTCGAACGGCTGCTTCCAGCCTATGAAGCTCAGCGAGCATTTGCGCCGAATTGTGGATAGCGCAATCTATTTGGAAGTAATAAGTGTTGGGCTTTCTTTTGTTGTGTACCTTAAAAACAGATTTCTTTTTGCCCATAAAATCTCCTTTCTGAAATTCCTGCGACCGGCATTTCAGAGCTTCCGTCCGTGCTAATCTCGAACGTACCATTAGTCTCTACACCTGCTGCGAAGCAGCTCGGCACGGTGTTGCCATGCGCTTATGCGTTTAGGGTTCCACCGTTAGCAGGCCGAAGCCCACACCGCTTTTGCTTGCGTTCACTGAATTTTACTTGACCAACCTTTTAGCCAAGCTGAGGCTTGATGCCAAATGTATAAACATAATCCAGCATCGCCTTCCTGGTGCCGATTTGCTGCCCCTTCTCGTAATAGCGTTTCAGGGCTGCGTCGATGATGTCTTTCTTCTTTTTGGAAGTGCCTTTGCGGAGCTTGTTGCACTCCGGCATGGTGAAGCCGGAAATATGAGGATCAAGCACCAGACGCATCATGTCTTCCTGCTCGATAGAGCAGCCGTCGTTCTCGTCCAGCAGCGAGATGAGCGCTTGCTGTTCTTCCTCATTCAGGCCGTGATCCTGCATTTCCTTAATCCAGTTCTCTCGGTGGCCTTTCAGAGCAACATAGTGATCCATGGGCTCCATATCTTCATTACCCATAAGGCGCATGACGGAACTGGCCAGCGCGAGTTGCTTCAACGTGCGGGGACGAATTTTGCGCATAGCTTCAATGCCCAGCGGCCCCTGAAACTGGAATAGGTCGATAATCTTGCCCTCACCCGCTTCATCCCACATGGATGGATCATCGTAGTTCAGTACGTCGGGGTGCAGGTATTTATCATAAGTAGCTTTCAGACTGCCCTGCCACTGCATCAAACCATCAGCGCACAACAGCTCTACGCATTTCTGCATCTTCTCAACAGCATCTGTCACCAGCAAATCTACTTTCAAGCATCCAGCCGCATCCGAGTCCGCCATTTCCCAGCAGGTAACAGGTGTGCCGTTTGGCGCTCGCATCATGCTGACCTGTTCCAAATACGGATTATTGAAAATGTAGAAGCCACTGGCATGGATGCCGGAGCCGGAAACCAACCCTTCGATCTCTTGAATGGTTTCTTCCAGCATGGGGAACAAGCGAATGCGATTCAGAAGCTCTGTAACAGGCTGGAAGCCGTTGTCCTCTGTGCCCTTGCAACATTCGCTCCATGTCCACACATGGCCGCGTGTGACAGGCACCAACGGGGAAAGCTCATTAGCCGTATCGCTGTCAATGCCCAACCCACGGCAAGCCGTTTTAATAGCAGACTTCAACGTTTCCGAGCGGAAGGTGATGATGTTCAGGCAACGGTCATAGCCAAACTCCTGCTTTAGAAGTTCAAAGATTTGAGGCCGCTTGGAAGGAGAAAAGTCACTGTCCACATCAGCCAGTTCTACTTTGGTTTGATGAATATGCCGCCACCAGGGCAGGTTGTGCTTGATGGAGTCCACCTGCGTGATGTTCATCAGGTAGGCGCAGTAAAAACCGCAGCTACTGCCACGACCGTTGCCCACGAAGGAAACTGTCCATGCGATTTCAATGATGCGTTGCATCAGATTATAGTAGCCAGACATACGACAACCAAGCGCGTCAGAGATTTTGAGCATCTGCTCCACCTCTACATCCACGCGACGGGCGATAGCTTCCGTTAGAATGATATTCTTTTCAGCCAATCCTTTCTCGCACTCCTGCAAGAAGAAACGATCCTGTTCGTAAGGACTGTTCGCCAGCGCTTGAATGTTTGGGCAGACGCTGTAATAGGGAGCGAAGGTGCCACGTATCACGGGAGGTTGTAACATCTTCCGTTCTGGTACGATGGTTTTGCGGAACAGCCCATAGTCCCCAGCATCCGCACACATCTGACGAATGCGCTCAGAATTACGGAAACCTGCAACAATATCGCTTTTCTCGTAATAAGACAGGCGCTCCATCATTTCTTCAGGGGTTTTGAAATAGGTGCTTTCATAGAACTCGCCCATTTCCCGGCTGGCGGCTTCATCCTCTGCGCTGGAATTGAGGAAGGCTTCGTGCAATTTGCGCTTGTCCTTTGACAAATAATGAACATCGTTGGAAATAACCCATGGATAGTTGAAGGTCTTACAGAAGCGAAGAATGCGCTGATTGAAGTCAATCTGCTCAGGAGTAACGCCGCATTGCATTTCAATGAAGAAGTTTTCTTCCCCAAACTGCTTACGACACCAAGCGCAGAAGTCGATCACGCCCTGCGTGTCACCTGCGGCCACCAGATGGGCCAACCGTCCACCAAGACAAGCGGTAGAAGCGATCAGATGACCAGGCTGCTTACCAACGATTTCTTCAATGTCTTGATAGAAGGTATTGGGGCGAACAACGCCCTTGTAGGAATACGCCCTCTGCCATGCACGGGTACTCAACTCTCGCAACTGCCGATGGCCTTGTGCGTCTTTGGCCAGCAACAGGAAATGCCAGAAGTTGTCCGTACCGGGCTGTCCTTTGAAATCATCCTTTTGCTCTGTCTGGTCAATCAAGTAAATCTCGTTGCCCAAAACAAGGGAGAAGTCAAACGCTTCTCCCTTTTCTTCTGCCTTGGCTTTGAGTTTTTTAACATGATTGAGCGCCCGGATGTGGGCGGACAGAGATTCATGGTCGGTAATTGCCATACCCTTTAGGCCAATCTGAATGGCGTAGTCAATTCCAGCTTCTACCTTAACCGTAGAATCCTTGAAACGAAGATTGGAACCTTGATCGGTGTGGCAATGAATCTCAGTGAAATCGAACTCAGTCATCTAACGCTCCTTCCAAATCAAGCTGATTGAACAGCGCTTCTGAATCCAGCCGCAGAAGATCGCGCTGCTCGGCAAGCTCCTGTTCCAACTCTGTGATACGGCTTTTGGCAACGGAGATTCGATTCTTGGCAGTGTTGATCGCCGCCTGATTAAATTTCAACCACCATTTGTCTCGACAAGCGGCCAATGCCTTCTCGCCTCTGACCACAACAGCGTCCAAATGTAACGCCCCGTCTACATTCCAGCCAAGACGATTGGTGGATTCACGGGGACGCCATGCGGCGTCATCAGCATAAGGAAGATACTGGCGACGGATGCAAAGCAATGCGTCACTTCCACTGCGACGAGCCACATAAAAAGATTGATTCTCGTAAACGATTTTGGCCACATTTATGGTTTGAGAGATGTAATCCGGCCAAACATAATATTGGTTCATGCAGATTCTCCTTTTTGCGTGTTCATCTTACGCACCTTCTCGCCTATCTCAGCCAGACAACGGTGGCAAATATCGACCTTGTGCCACGTCGGATGAACGCAAAGAGGATAACACTGTTTGAGACGTACCAATGCGTGCAGCGTGCTGCCGTCAATCGTTCGTCCGCAGCAATCACAAACAAAAGACACTTTCTTCATAACAGGCTCCTTAATCGCAGTAACTATGATGGCAATAAGGACAGCCGGTAATCAGCTGTTCTCCTGCCGCTTGCACAGAATAAGAGAAATTATTGTGTTCATAGCCAAAGTAAATGTTCTTACCGCAATACCAACAAAGGCCACTTTTGGGCGCATACATAGGATAGTTATGCTTCTGACAGAAAAGCGCCTGACGTTGGCTGGCGGCCTTGGGGTCATATGCAGTCAAGCGGCACCTCCTTTTGCGCTGCTGAGACGCTGCGCCGCAATACGAAAGTAATCAGGGTCTTTTTCAATACCGATAAAGTGCCGCCCTGTATGAAGGGCAGCTACGCCCGTGGAGCCGGAACCCATGCAGAGATCCAGCACCGTATCGCCCTCATTGGTGTAGGAGCGGACAAGCCATTCCAGCAGGGCCACCGGCTTTTGAGTGGGGTGCAGGGCTTCCTTCTGCTTATCCGTGGGAAAGGTTAAAACAGAGGTTGGGAAACGCTCGGTACTGTCATAGGAGTGCAGGCCGTACTCACCATAATCGGTGGACTGCTTGCAGCCCCGTTTATGCTGAGCTGAGGAAACTTTGCGCTCGTGCCCTTGCGTTTTTTGAGGATGATAAACAGGCGGCTTCTGATAAAAGATCACAATATCTTCATGAGAACGGAGCGGCATTCGGTTGGCGTTCAGGAAGCCGGTGGGCGTGGTCTTCTGCCAGACGAGAGAATAGCGGTACAGTTTTGGCCGGGACAAGATCAACTCTGCCGTAAAGCGCCCAGAACCGAAGAAAATCATGGGAGCAGAGGGCTTCACCAGCGGGAGAAGTGCCCGCCACATCGGCTCAAAAGGGATCACCGCATCCCAGCGGTTCCGAGCTGTGCAACCATAAGGTGGATCGCAGAGCATCAAATCAATAGAGCCCTGCGGAAGTGAAGGGAGAACGGAGAGACAGTCGCCCAGATAAAGAACTGGCTCGTTCATACCATCACCACCTAAAACCATTAAACTGCTGCAGACGGCGTTCCACTTCCGGGCTCCACCTCTGAGCAACCTCAAAAGTTTTTGTCGTGGGAGTCCAGAAGCTGTAGAACTGACACAAGTTTTTGAACTCTACTGCATTCTCGTTGGTGGGGCAGTAGGCGCACCAGTGACAGAGCGGTGTAGGCTTGGGTTCCCACAGACCAGCAAGAGACGAAGAACGGATGCCGTCCAGAATGTGACTCAACTTCTTCTCCGCACGGGCAAGCCAGCCGGAGGAACCGCCAATTTGGGTCTGTCCCAGCAGCATGAAATCGTACAGATGCTCGACGATTTCTTGGTCGGGAAAGAGCGTCTGGCAGGCCAGATGATAAATGTACATCTGCAAGGGCGTTTTAAGGTCAGCTCCCTCAAAGACCTTTTTGGAGGATTTGTAGTCCACAATGCGAAGCTGGCCAAGATCATTCTGTTCAATCTTGTCGATCACGCCTTTGATGTGAACGGGAAGTTCGTTGACTTCACCAGTCTCTTTATCGACGATGGGAACAGTCTGCCCATCCAGAACCAGATCGAAAGGCAGCTCTACGGCGATGGCGTGCCAGGTGGGATTTGCTTCCTCATCAGGCAAATGAGCTTCAAAAAGTTGCAGTTTCTCATCGTAAGTCATGCCACTTTTATTGTCGGGTTCCGTCCATTCATCGGGGTAGCGTTCCCGCAGCACCTGTACAGAGTCCAGTTTCTCGATCTTGGTCTTAGAGGATTTCTCCTGCCCTTCCCACCCTGTCTCCATGACCATGTGCATGATGGCGGAATAGTCTGGCTTCCTCCCGGCGATCAGATCCAGTGAAATCAGTTCCTTCGCCTTATGAAGCAAAGAACCCAAAGACAGCGCCAAAGAGCTTTCCTGCGGATAGTGCCCCTCGATATACTTGTAGTAAAAAGCTCTGGGGCAATTCTTAAACTGCGACAGAGCGGAGTAACTGTAATTTTTAACGGCAAGGTCAGAAATAAGAATCACGCTCCTTTCAGGACGCGGGTATGATATAATGAAAGAAAACGAAAGAAGGCTTTGCCATGATTGAAATGACAAGCTCACAAAGAAAGATGCTCGCTCAAATCCAAAAGAGCAAAAAGAAAGGAATCCGCTGGGATAAGCTTTATCAAAAATACGGGGACGTGGCGAGCTATCAGGAATTGAGGGCGCTGACGCAACAAGGGCTGTTAAAGATCGTCAACGCCAGTGGAACGGAGATGGATGTACCGGGCAGGATCCCCAATCCTCCAAAGGCCAGCGAGCTTTATGCCGTCTGTACGTGGACGGCGAAGGATATAGTTAAAAGAGATAGATGGCTGACTTGGAAAGAACGTGTCAGCTTCATCGGTGGCATTATAGGGACAATTACGGGGATTGCCGGGGTTGTTCTATCTATTATAGCGCTAAAGAATTAACAGCCTCCGCAATAGGACGCCTATGCTGCAAAAACTCGAAAAATAACTGTTATGGCCCCAGCAATGATAACCAAATAAGCGGCCCAGAAGCATATAAACAGAAGCCACGCCATTACATAAATTTGCACATCCTCTTCATCTGGGGCATCGTCCTCCCAGTCTACAAAATCCTTTTGACGCGGAGGCTGGAAGAAAAAGCGTCCAGTGTATGGATCCTTAAACAAACCAACAAAAGCTTTCCATTTATCTTTGAAAGTCATGTTCCCTCCTAAAACTTAAAGCCAAGCCGTTCCACGGGAAGGTTGCGCCTTCTTCGCAGTTCGGCCTCAAACACATAATAAAAATCGTCAGACTGGCCAATCATACGCATACAATTTTTGATATGCGTCGTTGTCATGTCTTTTACATGCAGAACTTTGCCATCATGGGTTCTCCACTCATCGTTGCAAACGCCGTGAGGGAAGTTACGTTCAAAGGCATACTCGGCTTTATAATCATCCCAAAGGCTCAAGGCTGCGCCCCCTAAAATTCCGCCCCACAATGGGGACAGGCAGTGATATAAGTTTCCCGTGCTTCCTCCTGTGTGTAGCCGATGGAAAGCACGGAGCCGTTATGGTGGGTCTGATCCTTATTCCAATCATGAACATTGGAAAACACGTTCTGCCCGCAGTGGAAGCAGATACCGGCAGGAGGCACCAGCACCGGGTACTGGTGACGATTGCAGTAAACGATCTGATTGCGGAGGCAAATAGGCGGGTTATGCTCGTTATAGAGTAGGCTGCCCATCTCCCGGCGATTCAGATATTTGTAATGCGTATACTCGGGAAGCATTAGAACAAACTAGCCTCCTTCCCTTCCTCCCGCAGTTCGCGGAAAACGGGGAAACGCAGGGAAGGAACGCCTTTAGCGTCCGTCGTTTCCTCAAAATACTGAACGGTGATGACCCGTCCCAGCAGCGAATCCCGGTTCTGCCAGAAGAAGTCCCGCTGCTCTTTGGTAAAACCGGAACCAACGCCCACGGTGCTGCCTTTATAATCCACCAGCACAGCGCCTAGCGTACCGGCGTTAGCACCCTGCCCTTCCTCAAAGCCAGTGATGGCCAAGTCGCAGTCTTGCATGACTTTGACCTTCAAAAGATTCGGAGTACGTTTGCAGACATACGGCGCTTCGTCGAAATTTATCATTACGCCTTCCAGATTAAGAGAGCGAACGGCATTCAAATGAGTGAGAATATCGGCGGGGTCTTTGGACTTTTCCAGCACCGGCAGCAACCGAAGGTGAGAGAGTTTTGGAGAGGTGGGCGAATAAAACCAATATTCCAAATGATCGCGACGGCAACAATAGCTGGCCCAAGATTTACCTTCCTGGAAATGAGACATTCGCAGAACATCAAAAACATAATAGGTGAGGCCATGCTTCTCGCCGTCAGAGCGAGAAATCTTCTGCCCTCGCTTATAGTCTTCAGCACTGGTGTTTTTGGGATGGAGCTCATCCACATGATCCAGATACCATGGTTCCAGAATGAAAGCATCGTCTACTAGCAACTCGCCATCCAGCACGATGTCGTCCTCGTATTTGGGCTGAGAGGCGACCAGAGCGCGGACATCCTGTTCTACCTCCGTTAGCCCTTCAATGGGTTGACCTTGGCGAGAGAAGAAGGAAACCCGGTCGCCCTGAATGATACAGAGCATCCGAGAGCCGTCCAGCTTTTGAGTAATAGTGAAGCGGCGCGATCCGTCCACCAGCTCCGGCTTATCGAAATACTTTTGTGCCAACATACAGTTGAACTCAGGGATCAGTTCCGTGCCGCAGACCTTGTTGATAGTCTTGGCTGTGATTCCGATCTTAATAGACTTGGTAAGAAAATCATAGAAAAACTGAGCCAGAGGACTACCATACTGTCTGGCCACTTCTTCGTGGGTGGCCTGAACCTTCAGCAGAAGATCGTCATTGACAGCAGGAGCGCCCATCAGCGCCAGGCAGGCATCGTCCAGAGAATCAAAAAGCGGCCAATTTTTCTCAGGCACTCGCCGCAAGAGAGGCTTTTGCAGCTTGCCCTTGCCCAGATGGAAAACGATATAGGGGCTGAACTGATAACACAGATAGTGGTCAAAACGATGACCGTAATGGCCGACCACATCCCGAAGCACCTGCTCCTTTTCTTTGCCTTTGGCGCTGGCGATCTGCCGGAAGATTTCACACAGCATGGACATGTCCTCAAAGGGACCGCCCATGGTTGCCTGTTCCACAAGTTCCAGATTCAGACTCATCTCATCACCTCAAACTGATACTCGCTCTGCTTCCGGCTGGCCAACAGATCGCACAGATGCACCAGTTTGGCCACCCAGTCGCCCATCATGGGCGTAGGCAAAATGGCGGAGGAATACTTGCTCATGTTCCACTTGCCCATATGGGAGCGGATAGCGCGTTCGGCTTCCTGCACGATGATGGCGTCGTTCATATCAAAGTCATGCTCATGAAGAAACTCCCGCAGCTCCATCTCCATGAAACTGGCGGCCAGCAGGGGATGCTCGTGAACCGTATGCTGAAGGTTAGCGTCCATGCCCAGCTTCATGCAATCGTGGAACATCAGCGCCAGATAGCAGGCATCGTCCAATTCCGTGGCAGCGTTCCCGCCAAAGGGCGTATCGTGAAGATAGAAAAGCGGGATCTCCGCTTCGGCCAGCGCGTGATAAATACCAATGGCCGCTTTGGTGTGCCGCACCAGTCCGCCCTCGCCCAGAGCGTAGCTGGGATGATACTTGCCCGTGCTGCTGGCAGGCACATGGAAAAACCATTCCGGCACCCTCGTCAGCAGAAAGCGGGCAAACTGCCGGATGCTGGTATTGGAAATATAGTTCAGTTCCTGGTTGAAAAAAGACCAGCGTTCTTCATTCGTCATGGGCACCCTCCTTTATAGTTATAGTATCGTCAGAGTTGCAGCTACATCGACATGCGTTTTGATAAACCGGGGAGGCGAGTGTTGAAAGGTTGGAGGCAAGCAATTCGGCCATTTGCTGGTATGCCTCAGCTTTTGCCTTAAACTGTGCTGCGGCCAGCATGTACTTTCGACAGGTGTGGTCGGCTTCTTCTAGCTGGTCGATTGCGTCTTCGCATTGAGAAATGAGCCCCTCCAGTTGTTCTCCGTCCTGTCCACAGGCCCATACTCCCAGTCGGCCTTTTATTTCAAGAAGCATACTGACAATTTTAAGAATGCTCTCCATAGTCCTCCTCCATTTCAACATACTCCTGGGCCACATAGCCCTTTTCCGTTCGGCACCAGCCGTCTACCACGCCACTGACGGAAATTTTGTCACCATTGCGCATCCAGCCGATCCGCTTACCACCCGGCATATCACGAAGCGCTACACGGCCATTGCTGGCAATCTTTCCCTGGCCATTCATCTGAGATGGCTCCTGCTGCGATAGATAGGAGATACTGCAGTAAAGCGTATCAGCGCCCCACTGCACGGTAGCCCACTGGCCGTCCAGTGCAATGACCTCCAGCTCTTCTCCCAGCTCGGCCACAGCCTCAACCTGGGAGCGCTTGTTGGGCTCCCAACGGAGATTTAAGCCACTGTTTGCGGTAACGTAGTAAGTTTCTGCCTTAGCTGTTGCAGCTATAAGAGCCAGAAAGAGGATGAAAAGAAACAAGATCAGCCAGACCCAACCCAAAAAGTCTAAAACAGCCTTTTTTTGTTTAGGAGTCATGATTTTTCTGCTTTCCTTTCAAAGTAATCTTGAAGCTGACAAGCGAACGCCCAAGCCGCATGAGAAATCTTGGCATCTGCAGTTTCTTTTGCAAAGAGGAATAGGAGCTGCACAAGCTCCTGCTCATCACGCTTCGTCATTTGACTTTCCCTCGGTCAATAACTTCTGAGCTTCATTTACCACACCAAGGATGTCGGCCAGCACTCCCATCATGCGAGCAATATGGCCATTCACCGCATCCGCCAATGCAATGGGATCGGTTGAACTGGCCATATGTCCCCACTGCTCGTCAAACGTGCGCTGAATTGAACCTTTCAAGTCTTCAATACGACGAATCAATTCTTCCATGCAAAACGCTCCTTTCAATCTTCCGTTTGACCCAGAACTTCATAGGTGACATGCATCACAGAGCCATCGACGAAAGTAAACTTATCGGTTCTGGTTGATTTCTTATCGAGCAGCATCTTTTGTTTTACATACTGGATAACCGCATGGGTTGCTTCTTCCGTAACCTCGGACTTGTTTAGCCACATATCTCCCTTTTTGTTCACCGTTCCAGCATAAATCCCAAAGGCCCCGCAGCCAACGTGATATTCGGCCATACCAATACTCCTTTCAGGTTTCCGTATCAATTTCAAATTTGTTCTTCATGAGTTGCTCCAATATTTCTCGGCCTTTGTCAAAGGGGCTGTCCTGATAATCCAGCAGCCCGTTCACGTCCCAGAGCACGTACACGTTGGCGTAGGGCGTAAACAGGCTGGCGAGCTTGATGATCTTATCGGAGTAGCGGTCGGATTCCTCGGTATAGGCTTCGTGATACTCCTTGTCAAAGGCCAGAAAAACCTCCCGGACGCCATAGGATAGCACAAGGTTCCGCTGATAATTGGAAATATTGGAACCGCATACCGCTACGGTGAAGCTGCTATCACCGTAGTAGCTATAGGATTGCAGGACGGACTTCTCCGCCTCAGCCAGCACGATCTTACCAGTACGGCGAATAGCCTGCCCGACCACGTTCAAGCCGTACAGATTGTATTTCAGCGCATGACGGAAGTCTCGCCCTTCCAGACGAGCTGGCATGTACTTATTACCTGCCGCCACGACCTCCGGGTCAAAAGACCGAGAACGAATGCCAACGAGCTGACCGTCTGCGTTATAGTGCGGAATGATGATTTCATCCCGTGAAGCGTCCGCTCGAATCTGGAAACACCGGGTAGCTTCTTCGGTTATACCCTCTTTCTGCCATGCAACGGGGCAAGTAGGAGGGTATAAGTCGATTAAATGAGGAGGAAGAATCACCTGATCCTCCGGGGCAATGATGGTTTGTGCCTGTTTGATACGGCCATAGCGCTCCAGCAGCGACCAGTCGTCAATGGTTCGAGTTTCGAAGCCAATCTTGCGCTCCATGGTAATGCCCAGCGTTTGCTGAACAAAGGACAGTGCCTCCCGAAAGGAGCAGTGCCGAGAACGCATAATAAGCTCATAAACATCAAAGCTGTCCGCACAGTGGGTATAACAGTGAAACAGGCCGGAGTCAGGATAGTAATACAGCTTCTCACTGCCAGTGTGAGGTGGATTGTGGCAGATGGTCTGAAAGATAAGACCTCCGCCCGGAGAAGCGCGGGGAGGGCTGCTGCCCAAGGCTACGACAAGCCGAGTGATCTCTTCGGGAGTAAAATCCCGCTTGGTTTGTAAGGCGTTCATTTTACAGCCCGTTTTTCTTCCAGATAGAATGCAGTGCATCCACATGCTGCCGGTCTGTTACTTCCATGCCATTATCCAGCTGCGAATCAGACTCCAGAATGCTGTGCCATAGATTCAGTTCGTGTTCCAAAACACGACGGAGGATGCTGGCTTCGTCGGGAGTGAGTTTTTCCACTGGCTCAGCCTCCTTTTATTTGTTGATGACCTCAACGACCGCCTTATCCCAACCAAAGGCGCGATAGAGAAGATAGGTACAAAAACCGTCCGTCAGAAGATAGCCAGTTTCGACCTGCCGTACCTTCAAAGTACCGGGGAGAATAGGCTCGCCAAATTTTTTGCGCTTCTTGGATGCTGCGACAAAGGACTCATAGTGCTCGGCAAACTTGGTAGTAGCCGGAGGGCTCTTCCAGAACCAAAAAGGAACAGCGATTTCGTCCAACGGGAGCTCTTTGCAGTTCGACTTCTTTTTGCTATGACAGGCGATGCCAAGGATAGGCTTAATGGGAAGCGTTGCGCCGTAGGCTTCGACCATAACCTGATTGAGAGTAAGCTCTGGTTCCTCTTCATCGAAAGCACAGCGGGCAGTAACAACATCCTTCAGCTGCGCATCCATGGGGCCATCTTCACGGGTCTGAACCGCAATGTCGTATTCATCGAGCAGTTTGTACCATGTTTCCACAGAGTGCATCCCCACAAAAGCGCCAAAGTCGAAAACATACTGCTTGCCAGGATGCTTCGTGCTATTGGGAAACGTGACTAAGGCATAATGCTTCTTAAAGGGATGGGTGCTGTTAATCTGGATAGAACTCATCGAATCTCTCCTTTACAATTTACCACTTCAAGGTTGCTTTGCCGTTCGCCTTTGCGGCCTCCTCCGACACATCCGTCTGATCCAAAAGCATTTCAACACTGGTGTTGTCCACCGAGAGCAGCTGATAGTTACGATCCGTGACGAACATGTCCGTGGTGCGCAAAGTTGAAAAATCAAAATGAACGAATACTTTCACGTGGTTCAGCTTTCCTCGGCGGAGCTTGAACACATGAAAGATCAGATTGGGTTTCTGCCCGAAAGCCTGGCCATTGGCGGCCAGAATGGATTTCACAGCTTCCAGATCCTTTTGAGTGGGTTCCAACACTACATAACCCACGTCCACTTTGTCGGCAATGCCCTTTGCACCACGAATGAGAGATGCGTCCGGGTCTTTGGCGTTTTTCCAATCGCCGCTGACCTGCGTGGACGTGTCAATGTGGACGTTGAGTTTGTTGCAGATGCCCTTCAATCGGTCAGAAAACATCACTAGAACGTTATCTTCGCGGAGCTTAACGCCTCGCGCCTTGGTGGCGACCTCTGTCAAAATCTTGATAGAGGTGAAGATGTAATCAAAAAAGCAGTAAGCGATCTGGTGTTTGAGCTTGTATTCCTTGATGACGTTCTCGATGTCGTCCACATTAAAATCAGGGACATGCTCGATCCAGAGCGGCGCTTCTTGAACAACAGCAATGGCTTTGTCCACACGAGCTTCTTCACCTGGTTCGTACTTGCCGTCCAGAATGTGCTCCTCCGGCACGCCGGAGACGTAAGCCATAATCATGGTCTGGACTTCTTCGATTTCCAGCTCGGTGGTAATAAACAGGGTGGGTTCCTGACAACCGGTTTTGACCCAGCGCTTCCGCTCCAGATCATAACGCTTGGGGATGGCAACAAGACAGGCATCAGCGAGGGACAGGCGAGTCTTGCCACATCCCGAGGGCGCTACCTTCAGATAGAACTTTTTCAGCCGTCTGCCTCGGCAAATGGTGGTCATTTTAGCGGAGTTCATGGGCGCACCGATTTCGGGTTTCTCTTTTAATTCTTCTTTCAGCCCCTTCATTTTGTCGCCGGACTGCACACCGTGCCGCCCCTGCGACTCGCCAAAAGCGTCCTTGATATTGCCCAGCTTGATTTCATAATGTTCCAGAATCTGTTCAAGTGAAACCGAATCCAGATTGCTTTGGGTCTTATCCGCGTCTGTCATGGAGATAACAGTGGGATCGTAATACTCAGAAATGTCAAAGCCCTGCTGGGACAATCGGTTCAGTAGGGATGCTTTCTTCAAGCGATTGTAGAAGTAGGCGAAGTTCTTATCGCTGGTCAGCTCCATGACGGAGTTGATATAAGCAACGCCATTGTTATCGGCGAAAACCTTGTACTGATCTTTGTAGGATTGCAGGTAATCGTCTACCACCAGCGCGTCTACGTTTTTGGCACCGCCGCGAATGACGTGCTCCAAAGCGCCGAAGACGATGCGGTGAAAGCGCTCCGGGAAGTCATCCGGCACGAGAGAATAATGGTCATCCATGAGCACCATCGGGTCTTTGATGATGCCCGCCAGCACGTTCATGATGGCGTACTTATCTTTGATCGGGTAGTCTTTTTTGATAGCTTATCACCACGCTTTACAGATCCTCCATGCCATAGCGGCATGGGTTGGTAGCCGAAGAAGGGGTGAACTGATAAAGAATGTCCGCCGCCTGCGGAAGCTCGGACTGCTGCTGAGCGGCCTGCGCCTGTGCCCAGTAACGCATGGCTTCGTCATGCACATAAGGCACAATGCCGATGGTGGGCGGACGTTCGGGATCAATGGTTCCTTCGGAAAGATCAAAGAAATAGCGCAAGGTCAGAAGCAATTCCTGATAGGAATACTTGTGAGAAAGCTCCCCAATTTGTTTTTCCAGCAAGGGCGTCAGCTCCGTTAGCTGGAACAGATGGCAAAGATACTTTTTCAGCTCTCCCAACGAGGGATCGTTGACCTTCTGTGCTTTTTTTGCCTCTTTGGTCTTGACTGAATCCTTGACTGCTTCCATGCATTCGGGGTGGTACGCCTTGCCGCGAAACTTGACGGCCAGCGTGGCCGGGACGATGGGCAGACCGCATTTGACGCAATTCATACCCACGGCCCCCGTTTATTCCACGCAGCGCAGATCAGGCAGCAAAACGTGAAGCACAGGCAGAGACAATAGAGATCATATTGGGGCATGGTTTCCTCCTTTGAGAAAGCAGCGGGGAGGAAAAGCCCTCCCCGCATAAAGCGTCAGGCCGCCGTGACCGGCTTGTTCTTCAGCAGATCTTCCAGATCAAAGAGGATCATTTCCAGAACGGGACGCTGGGCTTCGGTCGCGTCAGATACATACTTTTCAGCGCCCCAGCGATCCTTCACAATGTCCCGGTACTCATCCACCCGACCGGAGCTATTGAGCTGCGCGGCATACTGACCGATCTTATCCACCAGCTCGTTAAAGGGCAGCTTGGGCTCGTCCATAGTGAAGGGAGCCTGCTGTTCCTCAAAAGTCACGCCCTTCGCTCCCTGCTTGGCCAGTTCCTTGCGCTTGGCCTCGATAATTGCGTCCATCAGAGCCTGCGGCGTAACGTGCTCAATATAAGGCACGATTTCCGGGTAACGGGAACGGGTGTGGTACTGATTATTGGGAGCGAAGTAAATGTTGGAGAACTGGGGACGACCCTTATCATCCAGCGGCGAAGCCTGCATATAGCCGATAATGTCCACGTCGTTGCAGATGGGTTCAATCGCCCGCTTATCGCCGGAGGGGTACATCTTCTGATACCGGGCATGGGTTTTGGGGTCGGCATCTTCGCGAGTGCCGCCGTCATGAGCGATGTACACCAGCGTAAAGCCCGCATTGCGCAGGGAGCGAGTCGCCCGCTTGAACTCCCGTCCATATTCCGCATAGCCATTCACGCTGAAATCCTGCTTGCCATCAGCGCCAATCTTTTTCGCCCCCAGACTGGAAATACCCAGCTGGCTGCAGGTATAGTCGATGCAATAGTCAGCCATGACATCCACCGTGTCCAGAATGATGGTCTGTGCAATTTTGTGAGCTTCCTCGGTAGTAGCCGGAGAGGTGAACCATTTCACAAACTGAAGAAAGTCCTTCCAGTTTTTCATGGGAGCAAAAGGAATGCCCTGAATACCGGTCAGCCCGCCTTCGAACGCCGCGTAATAAGGCTTGGGCATGCCGCAGGCAAGAGGCGTTTTCCCGGTGCCATTAGCGCCCCAGAGAAGGATAGCCACACCGTCAAGATCGTTGCTGATCTGGGAAATCGGAGGATGCGCAAAATCAAATCCCATATTGGCTCACCCCCTTAAATGCGAAAACCGCTGACCTGAGCGGCAGTCACAGCAGGAGCGGCAGGAGCAGCACTATTGTTTTTGCGGGCCATGATGGCGGGGATGGTTTCCGTTTCACGAACAGTCATAGCAGCGCGAATCGCTTCGGTGGAATAGGAGCGAAAATCGTTTTCAGCATAAGCGGGATCGCCACCCATGATGCGCCACTCATGAACAAAGGTGCGTTCTTCATTGGCGCGACCAAAACCACCGCGATTAGAAGAAGACACGATGGCAACGTCAATGATTTCACCATTGAAGTGAGCGGTCTGCCCCTCTTCATAGCCATTTTCAAAGTCATCAGCCAGTTCCTTTTCAACCACAAAATCCATGGGCAGCACCCTGCCGCCGAAAATGGGAACGATCAGATGCACCAGCTTGCGACCGGTCTCTTCGCCATCCTTCATTTCATCCTGAATCTTGTCGATGTAGCCCTCGATCTCAAAGCGGGTGCCGGGCGTAAATTCATCACCCTCTTTAATGGAGGAGAAGAAATTGGAAGTGATGCTGGAACGGGACACCAGCTGATCGTTCTGACCGGCATATTCGTTCTTAGAAAGCTGGCCGCTCGTGACGCGCACCTTGGTGCATTCAGCCATGGCCTGCTGCTGATCCTTGCCGCTCTGCATGAGGGAGGCCATGGAAACAAACTCACCCATCACCGTCTGCATTCCCGTGTATGCCTTATTGATCTTGTTGTCTTTCGTCAGCTGCGGAACGAACACATTGACCACATGGTCTTCGCCGGGGGCGGTCATAATGGTCACAGAGCCGCGAATGGAGGTCTTGCCCTCCTGGCTGACCTTGGATTCCAGTTCCATCTTCTTGACATAGCCTTCCATATGTACCTTATTCAGTGCCTGCCGCAGGATCGTCTTATTAACCTCAGTCATCGTTAAAGTCTCCTTTTCAAATCAAATTCAGTAATTCCCGATAAAGTTCCGGGTAGCAGGAATCCACATAGTGTTCAGCGGACGTCCATTTTTCGTCCCACTGCCATTCGTTTTCCGCATCGCAAACCAGCTGCTCATATTCCTCCACGCAGGTGCGGTAAAAATTTTCGTCATCCCAGCGGGACGAAAGCAGCGGCTCGTCATGATAGGAAAAGAGAAGCGAGTCTGTCAGGGAATCGGTTTGTTTCCAACGTGCCGCTTCTTCTTTCAAGGATGCGCAGTAAGCGTCCAGATCCAGCGGTTCAATGACCTCCGGGTGAAAGAAGGAACGCAAAAATTGCCGCAGTTTTCGGAGCATCCTCGTGGGCCTCCTTACGGTGCTGTCACGGCCTTCCCCGCATAGCGGTTAAGAAAATAGGTCTGGCCTTTGCCCGTGACTTTGGTAGTAACAGAAATTTTCGTTTCGCCAGAGGGAGAAGAGAACGTGCGCTCAGTCATGTCGAACAGTCCCATTTCCATGGACTTCTGAGTGGGGACGTTGTGGCGCTTGCCCTTATCACAGAGGAAGCCGTCATGGCGGAGCTGCTGAAACAGCCGTTTTTCGCCGGTGTTCACGCCGTTTTGTTTGAGAATCTTGGCCATGGTGCCGATTAGAATGCTGGTCTGGCTGCTTTCCACACTGTTGGCGAAGTGGACTTTAGGAGCATCCAGCGCGATCTTTTCCTGTTGCTGGGCGATCTTTCGGTTTTGATCGTTGATGGTCGCCAGCGTTACGCGGAACAGCGCTTTGGTATTTTCGTCTGCATAAGGGAGATAGGTTTGAAGAAATGCGTCTTCGTTGGCGACGTAGCCGCCAGTCTTACGGATGGTGGGGATAACTTCATGAGTAATCCAACGCTTGAACTCTTTCGCTTCCGGTTTGCGAGAACCGAGGACAAGAGAATAAAGGCCGGGCTCATTAACAAGCGTCATCTTTTGTGCGCCACCACGCTGTTCGAAATGACTGTCAGTTAAACTGACGGTCATTTTTTCGTCGGGATCAAGCCTGTCCGCCGCCATCCTGCTGTTATTGATTTCCAGTGCTTTGCACACGTCAGACGCTGCGAACCAAGGTTCGCCATTTTTCATCTGCGTTCGAATCTGGCCGAATGAAGGGTTTTCAAAAATTCGGAATCCGTTTTCCGTCTTAACCTGAACCATGGGATTCTGCATTCTCGGGGTTTCATCTCCTCTAGATTGAATTGGTTGGAAAATTCGTTTGCTGCGTTTTCGCCGGAGCCGCCCGGCTTTCATGGGGAATCACTCCTTTTTGGGCAAAAGAAAACCACGCAGGTGAATTGCCTGCGCGGTCATTGGAGGAACATGAATTGGCCGCCTGTGCGGCTGGCGGAAAGAGTGGGATTTGAACCCACGGAGGTTTCACCCTCGCCGGATTTCAAGGCCGGTGCATTAAACCGCTCTGCCATCTTTCCATGTGCCGGACGAGCCCGGCAGGATTATTTTTGAGAAGACACTTGTCGTTTGAATCGGAAAAAGCCGAAAAGGAACAGAAAAAATCGCATCTGCCCGGCGTGTCCAGATCTTCCTGAGTCAAGTTGTAAGAAGAATGGCACTCCGAGCTTTTGGGAAGAAAGCATTTCAGCAGAAGCTGTGAACGCAATCGCGGCATTTTACTTTCATGGAGCATCCTCCTTTGGCGCGTTCAAAATTTTTAACGCAGACTCCGGCCATTTGGTTTTAGCGTTCCAACCCGGAACCTCACTTTCCATGCGATAACAAGGAATGGGCTCACCATTATCCATTATCAACAGCGGCATTGCCCAGGTGGATTCCAGATAAGTGTAACGATTCATGACGGGTTTGCCATTTTCCCAGATATAGCCGCCCGTATATTCCCAATCGCCTTTCAGACCGGCCTCAGCATAGGAGGGGTTGCGATCTCGAAGCAGTTCGGCTGCTTTGTCCCAATCAAAAACCATCACCGGGTTGTTGCGAGTTGCGCTGCCCAATGCAAATGCTAGATCAGTTCTCATAACATTCCTCCTTTTCAGATAAGAAAGGACGCATTGCTGCGTCCGTAGGGCTACTCATCAAAATATTCCTTTGTGAAGTCTGCCAGGCGGTCTCGTTCGTTTTCCGGGAAGAAGACTTTTCGCTGTTCGCCGTTGGGGCCGGTAATCATTTCACAAACCACAGTGGGAATATAGACCTCGGGTCCGCTCTTATCGGCGCGTTCCCGATAGGAATAGACCGCATAAGGCATGACCTTGCAAATGGTCTGGTCTCGATTTTCCCGCCAGTTGGGAACAACGACTTCTTCCCAGACAGCATAATTTCGGTCTGCATAGTGGAAGCCATAGCCAGCCGCCTCGGAGTCGATTACGGAACGAAAATCGGTGAAATAACAGCTTTCCCCTGCGTGTGCCCGCTCCTCTACCAGCAGATCCATGCGGCACTCCCCCGCCTCATCGTCATAGAACATATCCTTGAAAGCAAATTGCATGCACTGCGGATCATGATCGACCGACCAACGATACCAGTTCTTTCTTTTAGATTCCTGAGAGATCATTTCATTTTACCTCGCTTTGAGAAGTTGTAGAGAAAGGACGAAGCATCGCGCTTACGCCCTTGAAGAAAGAAGGTAGTTTACCAAGTGAGGGAATCATAACTCAAGTTAAGGCTGAAGTCAACCCTCTTTTTCAAATTTTTGTGGAATCATTTTCGGGTCGCAGGGCTCTGGCTTAGGAGCCCATGCAACAACGCGGGTAAGAACGCGAGTGTCGAAACAGGTCAGCAAACTCAGAACGAAAGAGCCTTTTCCATTGGCGCTGGGCACGGTTTTTCGGCGAGTGGGCGCAGGCATATACACGCCGAAGTCTGTGTGCAGCGTCCGTACCTTTGGTTCGGAAACCAGCTCCACCGTTACCAGCACCACCTGCCAACTGGCTGGCATGGGAGAATTTTCAGTAATGACAGTCCACTGCATAGGCGTTCTTCCTTTCTTTTCGGGCGGCACGGCATTCGGGACAGCGTTTGGGGACGCGGAGTTGATTTCGTTCAAAGAACGTCACTTCGCTGTAATTCATGAGGAACGTGCGTCCGCAGTCTTTACAGGTGCGCCGCTGCCATGAGCCTCCAAGGACGCTGGCCTGGATGCAGGATTCCCGCACGCGGCACAACTCATCCAACGAATGAACGGGAGCATCTATCAGGTTGAAATCGTACTCGCTTACATTCTCCATCAGCAGACGGTTTACCTTATCCCAATCAATAGCCGACATCAGTTCAGGACGCTGATTGTAGATTTGGCCGACAGTATTGAGTGCCCAATTCAGGCGCATCCACATGGGCATATTCAGCAGCGCGTCCTCCTGCACTTTAGCGAAGGTTTTCTGAGCCTCCTGCAAGGCTTCGGTGTCTGTTCTCATTTGATTTTCCATCTTGACCCTCCTTGAATTCGTTGAGTTCTGCCCACCAGTACAGCACCCGATCTTTCGTATGATTGGCGATATATTTCATGGCGTGAGCGGACGGGAAGCCTTGTCTCACGACAATGCCATCCGCGTCCCGCATAACTTTTCCATCAGGCCGCCCCCATCAACGGGTTGAGCAGCGACACAGTGGAGTTCAGCTCGCGGGTGATTTTGATCTGGTCTTCCATCGGGAACGTGCCCCATGTTTCCCGGCTGACTGCGAGGAAGGGCTTCAGCATCTGACGAACAATGCCAAGCGTATCGCAGAAGCTGGTGGGCAGACCCTCGTAGCGCTTATGAAGGCGGTCAATTTCGCCCTGCGCCGCCGTGAGCTTTTCCTGAGCTTCTTTCAGCTGGCGGGTGGTTTCTTCATACTCCTGCGAAGAAACACAATTCTGTTCCAATTCCTCTTTCTGCTTTTTCAGCGCTACAACTTCGGCCTTGGCTTCCTCCACTTCCTGATTCGATTGCGTCAGCTGATCGAACAAAACGCGGCTGGCTTCGTCCAGTTTCTGCATTTCGTCTGGGCGATCATTCAGAAGCGCCTGTGCCCGTTCGGCTTTATTCTTGACGGAGGTTAGTTCTTCTTTCAACCGCTGGTTTTCAGAGGACTGCGCCATCAGAGCCTCGGTCTGCTGCTGCTTTTCGGACTGAGCTTTGAGCAAAAAGTCCTTGATCTTTTTATTGACCTGCGAATCCACCTCCTGCTGGAAAACGCCGAGCTGGGAGACCATTTCCTTTTGCGCTTCCGCGTCCATCGTTTTCGCAATACTGATAAGCAGACCCATGGGCGTATCGTTCGCTTCGGCCAGCTCCCGAAGTTCCGGGGTGATGGCAAGCAGGGATTTGATGCGCCGCATGTGTTCAGGGGAAAGACCCATCATATCGGCCAGATCATCCTGATTGGTGACACTGCCATTCACTCCAGCTTTTGTCTGTTTGAATGCTTCACTGTGCCGGTCGCCGCCGCGCTTCCCGATTTTGTACAGCCGCTCCATTTCCCCAATGATGGCGGCCTGCTTGAAATGGTTGGAGTCGATGCGCCCGCGCTGGCGGATGTTGGTCTCAATGAGGCAGCGGAGAATTTCGTCCTCGTTTTCGAA